AACTACTTGTGTTAATTCGTTGGTACCAACGTTTGAACCAGCTCCTCCACCGGCTAAATAAGAAGCTACCAAGGTAGTGTTTGTAGGAGCTATACCGTAGGATTGATTTACTACAAAGTTTGTAGGATCATAAGCTGTATTTAATAAGTCGATACCGTTTACTGTTCCTATACCTACATTAAATGGATTCGGAATTGAACCAGACGTACTCTGTATACCTGCGCCAAATTCTAGTTCTAGGAGGTCGTTAGTATTAAATCTAGAAACAAATCTTCTAGGTACTGCAAGTCTCTCTATTATATAAGGAACTTCATTTGCTTCTTGGTATAGTTCTGGATAAAGTAAAGCAGTATTTGTTACAGGGTTTAGAATAAACTCTTGAGCTAAATAAGGTACTTCGTACCATCTGAATCCTGTGGTTTGATCGTAGACGCTAAGTATTTCGATAATATTAGTATCTTGTATAGTTCTTATAGGAAATCTTTCAGCAGCTCCGAAAGATAGATTAATTGTTTTAACTTGGCCAGATAGGGCTTGCGTTTGCTTTTTTAATAAGTAAGTGCTAGGATTTCCGCCTCCGTCAGTAGTATATACTGAAATATCTGTCCTATCTATAGAAGAAGAAAGATTAAAATCTATCCTATTTGGACAGTAAAAGTAATTAGAATTATTGATACTAGACCTAACCTGCATTCCTGCTTCAATAATCATTGCATAGTTAAAGTCTGGAGTGTAGCCAGAGCCGGAAGCAGGTATTTGTTGATACACATCTAGAGTTGTTATAGCTGCAGAAGTTACCTTCGGTCTGTACCCCATCATATAGGCTAGGGTATATAGGTTATTAGTTTGTTTTGCGTATTCTAAAAAGTTCTCTTGTACCTGATTATCTAAGTAGAATGATAGTACATCTCCTACATAAGAAGCCATATCGATAAACATAGACCCAGGTGACGATGTAGAAAAGTCGTTATAAGAGGTAGGATAGTAAGCTTTAGCGTACTCAATTAACGCGGTTCTAAACGTGTTAAAGTCTTTATTTAGGTATGTTATATTTTTATTAGCCATTTAAACTTAATGTTATATTGTCAGATGCACCTGTGTTACTTATTGTATACGAAAACTGAATTGTTAATAGATTCTCATCAGGATTGCCTCCAAAAGTTAGATCTGTAATGACTACGTTTGGAAAATACTGATTTACTCCTGTTCTAATTTGAGTATCTAAGCTATCAAGAGTATCAGGAGTAATCTGTTCGAAAACTCTATTTCTTATATTTGCTCCAAAATTAGGATTGAAAATCCTTTCACGTCTATTTGTTAATAAGAAGTTAATTATATTATACTTTAACTGCTCCTGTGTGGTATATACGGTTTGAAATACTGCAGGCGTATTAAACGGTAAAGCAACTCCAACCCCTGTGGAGGGTCTTAGATCGAGTACATTTACCTGTTTTAAATTATATGCCATTTATACTATTCGTTTATGCCCATTTTTGCCATCATGTGAGTAAAGTCCGGAACTGCATTGATTTGAATTGCTTCTAGATTAGAACTTCCTCTTGAATTTGCGAACATATCTCCTACTGATTCTACAATAGGAACATCTCTTTCTACTCCCTGTCCGTTTAAATCTCCGAATTCATCCATGGTCATAGATTGAGCTGTCTCAGCAAGTAAGCTATTTAATGGATTGCCTGGGGATAATACAGGGGCAATTGGTCTAGGTACAGATCTGTTCATAGTAGTAGGAACAGCTGGTTTTGCTATAGGTCTTGTTGATTCTACAATAGTCTGCTGTCCTCTATTAGCTATAATAGCCTCTTTAAGGATTCCAGCTAGTTCTTCTTGGAATACAGCTTTAACCTCTTCGCGGATTAATTTTCTAAATGCGTCTAAATTTGCCATATGTTATAAATATTTTGTTTACTTATTTTTAACTATTTTTATCTCGTTGGATTAGTTGCCGTTCCACCGTCTTTTTGATTTTTTACTTGGTCTTGAGCATTTGCCGCATATTTAGCGGTAGTTGATTGTGAATTTTGTTTAAATTTCTCGCCGCCTGGTAAGCTACCTAGGAAGTCGCTAATATTCATTTCTTGTACAACAGAAGCACTATCTTGAGCGGATCCATTTATATTTAAGTCATTTTCTGCTATATCATTGCTATTCAAGAAATTAATAGACTCAGCAACTGTATCTAAAGTTGCAGCATCTAATAAACCTTGTCCTGTGGACACTAATCCGAGAGCTAATAACTTTTGTTGAACTTCTCCTATAATGACTCTTGGATTTGTTGCAAAAGTTAAATCTGATTGAGTCACTATTTGCCCGTCTGGTGCTAATGCGACGCCTCTTCTACGTCTATTTGTGATTTCTCTATCAGTTACTTCTTCGTCTATTATCCTAATGCTGTAAACTCCGAATACTGCGGTATCTGGATCTGTCTTAGAATCATAGTCGTTAAGATAGGTCAGTAATTGGTTTCTTAAATCTACTAAGGCTTTTCTAGTTTCTTGTAACTCTGCAAGAACATCGGAATCTTTTACTGCTTCGCATACTTCTAAATTAGTAAGTATTCTGTCTAATCTAATTAAAAGCTCATTAGCATTTGTTACAAGGTATCGTATGAAAAGTAACAATACGCTTAATAGAGCGTTTACAGCTTTTAAAATTCTATCTACACCTTGAGTTTCGTCTTTAGCTGCATTCTTAGCACTTTCAAGTCTACTGATTGTACCGGTAGTTTGAGATACAGCAGGAACTGGTGAGAAAGAAATAAACTGTATAACGAACTTAAACACCTTGTTAAATACTAGCGCTATTTTAATTATAAACTGGCCGAGACTCAATATACCTTGTACTTGTCGTCCGATTCTAATAAAACCTCTAATAGAGTTATTTATTTCTTTTAAAGTAGGTATGATCTGAGTTGGATTTAAGAAATCACTTAGTTTTTGTATCTCTTCTCTAACGTTTACTCCTAATAAATTACCAGCTAAAGCTAATGCAGATTTAAAATCTAAGTTTTCAATAGTGACGCATACTGAACGTACTTGATTTATTTTGTTAAGTAATTTTTGAAGCTCTTCATTCGGTATGTTTCTATAATCACTATACTTGTTGATTATACCTGTAAAGTCGTCTAGGAAATTTAAAGCTCCTCCTAATCCAGGAACACTAGATAAAAGAGTCTGCTCTTCAGCGCTAAATATAGAATTAGGACCGGTAAATGTATCGGTTAAGTCTTTAATTGATTGCATTAAGAAGTATACATTGTACTTCTGTACTGCTGTACCTCCTTGTACGGGTGCGCCTGTTTCATCAAGTGCTTGTTGAGGAGGTAAAGCGTTTGGTCCTACACCTACATAAGATCCTATAAATTCATTAGGATAAGCTAAAAATTTATCGATAAACTTACGTATCTCTGCACATTGGTCTTGTATATAATAAAGATAGCTAGCTGGCGGTTGCCAAGGAGGTGCTGGTCTAGGCTTCTTCTTTAAATTAATCATATCAGTTAAAGAAGCTATTATATTACAGAGATCTAGTTCTGCAAGTAAATCTAATGCGTTAAATAATCCAGCAGTAAGCAAGTTCTCCCCTTGTCCAGGAGGTCTAGGGGCAGGAGTGTTCTGCGTAAAATTATAACCTACTTTAGAATCAGTAATTCTTTCAGATACTTTACCGACTGAAGGCTGTTGGTTATTGACACCCCAAAGTATCTTATTAATACCTACTTGTAACTTACCTACAAGCTTTGCAGTATTTTTTACTATCTTAATTAAGGGTCTTGCTATTAAACTTGTTCCTGCCATTATCTGCTAAATGTTGTTTTAGATAGACACTTATTACTTATCTTACTGCTAACGGTCTTAGCAGTATCTTCTAGTACTGTAGCAGTCTGTACGATTAGAGGGAATGAAGCTGCTAAATCTTCTGAATCTAATTCTTTTAAAGCTGTTGCTAAATTTGCTATAGCGTCAAAGATAAACCCTAGTTGTACTGCGGTAGTTCTTCCTAGTAGTACAGGTTCACCTATTCTTTCTGCACGGAACCCTAATTCAATTACAGGGGAATTTATAATAGTTCTTTCGTTTGCATCTACAGTAAATGTAGAAGGAGAAGAAATAGCTACTCCTTTTTTACCGAATAGGAATATAAAATCATCATAAGAGTGTATAATAACTCTTCCAGAAGTTATAATAGCTTGATTTTCTACATATGGAAATTGAGGTACGTACATTTTTATTGAATATTTTTACTAATACGTTCATCTTGCGCTGCTGCTGATATAGTATCTGTACTTGTTAATTGCTGCTGTACTGGTATAGCGTTTGTTCGATTACTTTGTACAGTAACTTCTAAGCTTCTTAAACTAAAACTAGATAAGTCGTCAATCTTTATTAATTGCCCAGATGTTAAGTATATAGAAGACGGATCTCTATTTATATTTTCTACTGTAGGAAACCATCCTAAATTATCGACTTGCTTACCTTGTCCGTTTCTAATAATAGTAATAGGATCGCCGGCAGAGCCTGTTGCTGACCAGTAATTTTCATTTCTCGTTACTTCAGATGTAGATCCAAATCTAATCGAGTTACCCCACCTACCTTCTATAGTCACATCTCCTGTAAATTGTCTTAATGATTTAATATTTGACTTTTCGGGAAAATTAGGACCTAAAGGAAATACTAAAGAGCCGGTTGCAGAAGTATTTATCGCTTGATTTGTTTGACTACTATCCTGGTAGCTACGTTGTATATCACTTGTATATTGTCCGTAATCGCCCATATCTGGGAATGCATTATGGTGACTTGCGTTCCATAAATTATACGGAGCCATATAGTAAAAATCTCTCTGCCCTCTACTTTCATTCATCCCTATACCAGGCCCGGCTATTACATAAACTAACTCACTCTCTAAAGGATACTGCTTGAAGGCAGAGTTAATAGGTTTAGCGGTAACGTTTCCGCCACTATCTAGGGTACTATTTTGATTACTGTTTAATAATTGAAAAGTAATAACCCCTAAATCGGTTGGATCTTTATAATAGACGTCTGGTATATTTGTACCGATTAAATACGGTCCTTGAACTACGTGAGTAACTCTAGCAATAAATTGGGTACTCTCGGCTACTTTTTGAAAATTCTGAGTTAGCGATTTTTGAAAGTCTGCGGGAGATTGATTAAAATTTGCCATACTACTTACTGGAAGGTAATTCTTTTATTGGTAATTCTTCTACTGTAGTTTTTTGAATATCACTAAACAGTAATTCGAGATCCTTATCACTTAAGCCTCCTTGACTAGCATCAGTACCAGCTTGTCCACCTTTTTGTAATATCGAAGCAAGCTTTACAAGAGCATCATCATTTTTAACATCTATCTCTAAGTATTCTTTAATCAAAGGAACAACTATAACAGCGTTTCCAACCTCTTCACCAACCATTTCAGTTAGTTGATTTATTAAGGTACTAATCTTAGATTGTTTGTTTTTATGATTCTTAATTACGTCTTGTACTAAATCAGAGTACTTCTTTCCGTCGTATAGTTCAAAATCGAGATTCATAATACTATTTTAAATAAATAGCTAGCTTGAATAAATGTCAATTTCAGAGCCTTCTTCAAGATATTGATTATGCATTTCTCTATAAAGCTCTTTTAAAACCTTTATTACCTTAGTAATCACAGGAGTAGGAGCGTCAGTAATCTCCTTTATGTATATGAAGAGAGCTTTCTTATTAAAGATATCTATACTTTCTCTTCTCTTGAATAACTCTAAAATAGCATCTCCAACTCTAGCCTCTTGCGGTTTCGGGAAAAGATCTAAAAGATTATCGTCTATTTCTTTAATGAATAAGTTAATAAAACTAACCTCTTCGAAATGATCTGGTTGAGTTAGTAGCAGCTCGTTTGTAATAGTCTTATCTGTATCTACCTCTTCGACGTTAGCTTTACCTTTTAATCTCTTGTAGTTATTATTGTTATAAACAATTAAATAACGCTTTGCAATAGTACCGAAATAAGAATAAGCTTTACCTTTATCTTGATTATATAAGTGTAATTTTTCTAAAAGGAAAGCAATTACTTCGTGTTTTAACTCGTTAATATTATCTACTTCGGTGTAGTAAAATTTAAAAGTATGAATGATATTTTCAGCCAACTTATAAAACGCGTAATAAATCTTTTCATTGAATATCTTATTTCTAATTGCAGGAGAGGTTTCTAATCTATAATCAAGAATAGCCTGTTGAGTATCTAAGGTAAAATAGTCTATTGACTTCTTTGGCCTTCTCTTTCTAACTTTTCCATCCTTTGTAAGTGTAACTTCCGCTTCTTCGACTTTGAAAATGTCATCCATTATCGCTTATTAAATTGATTTAAGCCCTCTTGGACTGCTTTTAGATTTTGAAATACCGTTTGTAACTCTTTATCACTTTCCATCCAAATCTTCTCGTCAAGATTCTTAAGTGCTTTATCTGATTCACCGATCAATTGCTGTAAGCCTCCTATAAAGTTATA